CACTCTACCTATCAACTGTGTAAGCAGAGGTTCATTATTTACTGGTGTTCCTAAAATTAAGCAGCTTAGGTCGTCTAATGAGATGCCTTCTGAGAAAATAGCCTGCGTTCCGCATAAAATATTAGCTTTTCCGTCCGATATTTTAGACATGAGTGTTTTTCTGTCCTCATGGGGGACTTCCCCCGTAACACATACAGCTTTTTCACCTGCCAGTTCGGCGCATGTCTGTAAAAAGTGCACTCGATCACTTACTACCAACACCTTATGGCCTTTTTCGGCATAAAATGCGGCTAAAAGTGCAACGCTATGCAAATATTCCTCGTTGTAGGCTAGCTGTGTTACTTTATTCGCCCAAGGAATGTTACTTCCATCCATAAATCGTACTTCCGAGCGATATACGAGAATACTCGGAGTCATATAGTTTTCTTTTGGGGGTTTATGGACTTTTTGTCCAAAGTAATCACGAAATACTACGTGCTTGCCGTCTTTTCTTTCTATTGTGCCTGATAAACCTATCTTATATCTTGCATAGTTTGTGTCTACTACTTTCGAAAACGTTGGAGACGAGACATGATGCATCTCATCCAAGATGACTGTTCCGAATTCTCGACGTATATCTTGAATGCGACGGTAAAGACTTTGAGTGTTCCCAATAACCACAGGACTGCTAATATCAAACCTACCGCTTCCAATAATTCCTGGGGTAATTCCATATACTTTTTCTACCTCCGCTGCCCACTGATTTCTTAGTGGTACTGTGTGCACAATTATGAGTGTTTTCTGTCCTAGCTTACCAGCTATTGCAAGACCTGTAAAAGTCTTTCCCCAACTGACCCAAGCGTTTATTATGCAGTTATCTTCGACTTCATCATAAACCTTCTGCTGGCTTGGTCGTAATTCAAACTTAAACTCGGGAAATTCTACTGGTAAGTTGACACGCTTATCGACTATTTCGTAGTCATTCGGGATCAAATCCGTTCTTCCAATCGGTATACTCACTAAGTTACTCTGAATACGTGCCATATTCTTTATAACTATAGGCGGATCATTCTTACTGAAAGACGGAATAGTATAAGTCAGTTCTTTACTGAGAACCTCCTTATACGCATCCGTTACTTCTAGATATATCCGATTGCTGATTACAGCCTTCATAAGTTCTGTTTATACTCTCTCGCTATTATGTAATCCTTTACAAAACCGCTTCGTACAATGTCTTCTACTCCGAACTCTATAAAATCAAATCTATTCATAGAATGCAGAATATCCAGAAACTCCCCCATGCCGTTCTGTTTTAGATCCGACTGTTTGAAGTCTCCGCAGAATATTACTCTACAGTTTTCCCCGACCCTTGTTATGATAGAGTCTAGTTCATGAAATGTCATGTTTTGACACTCATCTATAAGTATGACCGCATCTCTCAGTGTGATACCTCGTATATATGAAGTAGTCATAAAATGCACTAATCTTTTGGTCTTAAGTATCTGATATGCATCACCCCTTTCAAATAAATCTATGGCTATATCATAGTAGGGTTCTTCATACACTGAACTTTTTTCTTTTTCTGTGCCTGGCAAGAAGCCAATGTCCCGAGTAGGAACTGCACTTCGTATGATTACAAGTTTTTCATACATATTCTTTGTCATGTCGTCAAATGCAAGATAGGAAGAGATAAAAGTCTTTCCTGTGCCTGCACACCCATGTAGAACTAGGTTCTGACTAGATTCGAAAGCGATCAATTGATTACGTGTTAAAGGTTCTATTTCGGCTAGCTCTAGGCCAGATCCGTTTAAGGTCTTACTGCGTTTACCCATAATCCTCTATATTTTCCTTCGAGTGTCTTTAAGTTTTTCTTCAGAATACTCGTATAATAACCAAGGTATATCGTTTCTATGCAATATACCCGCCCAAGTCCTGCCGTCTTCTGGGGGTCTTGGGATTGTGAAAGGAAAAGAAACTCCTTTTACCCATAAAAGACAGGCGACACCCTTTCTATCAACCTTGCGAATCTTATAGTATTTAAGTTTGCACATGAAGGTTTTGTCGTAGATAAAGGGGTCGCCTTTTGAGTCAATAAAGTTTTTTCCTGTTTGTTTGATTATACCAATGTGGCTAATCAAGGCATTTCTTAGTGGAAACAAGTTCTCGAAAGGGGACTGTATTCTCCGTATTCCAAGTGTTTCCCCTGGCATATTCTTGTCGTCAAGAAGTAAATCGTCTAAAAATAGTAATCCGTCAGAATAAGTCCAGTTGTCGTTTGGTAGTTTGAACACTGGGAAGGTTACGTCTTGAACGTCCCTGTAAGTAACTATCAACTACTTCTCCTTTCCATTGTATTATTCGTATATTTTTACCACCTTGCTGTTCCACTAGATTGCAGAAGTCATAATTATTTATCGGAGTAACCACTTCTTGCTCATGGGTCTTTCCGTCCTGCTCCCAACTAACTGAGTACTGTATCATTTGCGGTATCATTCTTGTCCTTGTAGTCTTGGATTGCTGATTTAATAGCGTCCTCTGCAAGAACACTACAATGAATTTTGACAGGGGGCAAAGCGAGTTCTTCTGCTATTTCTACGTTTTTTATATTTTGTGCAGAATTAAGATCTCTTCCCTTTACCCACTCCGTCAAAAGAGAGGAAGAAGCAATAGCAGACCCACATCCGTAGGTCTTAAACTTTGCGTCTTTTATTATGTTGTCAACTACTTCTATCTGTAGTTGCATAACGTCACCACAGGCAGGTGCACCCACCATACCTGTGCCCACGTTTGGATCTTTGGGATCCATTTTACCCACATTTCGAGGGTTTTGGTAATGATCCATTACCTTATCAGAGTATGCCATACTGCTTCTCGAATTTGCCCATTGAGTAGTCGTCTCCGATCTCGAAGTCGCACCCAACTGGAGCACCTGGGATCTTGATACCCCTGTCTTTCTGTATACAATGCTTAAGTTTTTCCGAGTACACTTCTATCTCGTCTTCTGGCACTTCTGCGAGAATCGAGTCATGAACAAGTGCAAATATACGAGCTTTCATGTTGCTTGCCCGTATCTCATCGTGCATATCTATAGCTCCTAGAAGGTTAATATCAGAAGCAGCAGACTGCACCAAAAAGTTAAGACCAGACCTAATGCTATGACTCTTGATGCCCGCGTCTGTTGATTTGACATTTGGTAATCTCCTCTTTCTTCCAAAGAAACTGTATACAAATCCATTTTGTTCGATGAATCTGTGGTTAGTGTCAATCCACGACTTAAGCTTGTGGAAAGACTGAAAGTAATCGTCTATCACTTCTTTTGCTTGTGACGGACTGAAGTATGTACCTGAGTCTTTAGTAACTTGCTCACTAATCTTCTTCGGCCCTGCACCATACATGATGCCAAAAGTAACAGCTTTAGCCGCCTGTCTTTCTGTGGCAAAGTGTTCTGCGACATCATCCACGTCACCAGGTAGCCTAAATACTGTCTTCGCAATACTACTATGGAAGTTTCCGCCAGAGCGAAACACATCCATGAGTGCCTTGTCTTCTGCTAGAACTGCGGCAACATAAACCTCTGCCGTAGTTAAGTCCATTGCTACAATCTTGTGCCCTTCGGCAGCTTTGATACAGCCCTTTACGGCAGGGTTATCCCTAGGAAGTTGCTGCATATTAAGCTTACCACTAGAACTGAGGCGGCCGCTAGTAGTGCCATGAATGTTGAACGATGTACGGAGTCGGCTATCTCTATCCAACTGCGGTATGATTTTGTCCAGATAAGTATTTTTAATTTTGGATCGTTGACGTATGTCAAGGATAAGTCGTGGAATTTCCGACTGGGATCCAAGCTCTCCGAGTACTTCTGCATCCGTAGAGTGCGCACCCGTTCCAGTTTTCTTTCCAGTAGGTTGCAAGTCCAAGTAATCAAAAAGAAGGGAACGAAGCTGAACAGTAGAATTAGGGTTAAAATCTTTTCCATTGTAATCTTCCCACTTGTTTATTATAGGGTTCTTGTACAGCTGAGAGATAGCATTATCTATATCATCTTGCATAAGCTCCTGTGCTTTGTACAATCTCATTTTGTCAAAGGGAACACCATTATCCTGTGCATCGATTAGAAACCGAGTAGCAGGAATGAGTATATTGTCGTATACCCACTTGAGTTTAGGGTTCTCTTTAATTTTCTTAAATTTCTCGTAAAGAAGGTAAGTACATAAAGCGTCCATCGCTGCGTAAGTTTTCATTACGTCAAATGGAATAGACCCCCATTGGAAGTCATTTTTGAGTATGCCGTTCTCCTTACGATAGTTATCCATCCAGTCATACATTGGCTTCTCATAGTCGCCATATGGAGTGAACTTGATAGATAGTGGTTTAAGACCATGCCCTCCGGGATTCTCGTCTATGAGATAATGGAGCAACATGGTGTCTTCTATTCTTTCGAACTCAAAGTTGAAATGGTACTGAAAGAAAGCCATGTCAAACTTTGCGTTATGAAATACTACTCGCTTCTTCCGAAACAACGTTTGAAGAAGTTCTTCAGATCGTTCATCAAAACAATCTGTAGAGATATACGCTGCTCTGTGGCCGTCATAACAAAGAGATATGCCGAGCATATGACCATCACGAGGGTAGAGCCCAGTTGTTTCAGAGTCCAAGGAAATGAAAGTCCCTTTGTGGTCAAGTGCGTCTTGCAAGAACTTATTACACTCTTCCGTGTCTTCGATTCCGAATGCGATTGATTCATCTATTACTACCTCCTCCCAATCTCCTTTAATAAAGTTGATTATGCTTTTCTTTGAGTCGTCCCACGTCTTACGAGCTTCTGGTTTGAAAGCTAGCATCGCAGGGTTTATTACTGGCAGGAACTTTTTTTGTACTCTCTTGCCAGAATATTCTGTAACTGAATTTATTTGTGTAAAGAATTTCAAAGACTCACTTCCAACCAATATGATCCACTCATAAAGATCTAGACTGATGGATATGTCGCAGTCTCGTTTTAATACTTTCTTGATTGTAGGGTCAGAGCAGAGTTGGTATTGGTCGAACTCGAAAGCTCCTCCAAACTCTTTCTTATAGTCTGTCCTACTGGGTTTAGTTTCTATTAAGGCAACTTTAGCCGCTAACTTCATATAATTTTTTCCTTAGCTTATCTACTGAAGTTTGAGTGAGCTCACCTGGATCAGTATGTTTCAAAGATATGTTCCTAGTAGCGAGACCTACTTTCTCGCACTCACTCGCCAATTTCTCTGCGGCCTGCTGTCCTGCATCATCACCATCAAAGAAGATGTCCACAAACTCTGCCCCTTGTACTCGTAGCATAGAAAGTTTAGTCTCATTGTAGTTGTTAGTGCCAAAACAACAAACTGCATTTGTTAATCCTTTGTCATGAAGGTTTATCATGTCAAAGATTCCTTCTACCAGAATCACAGAGCCTCTTATAAACTCTACTACTGGAAAGAAGGGAAGTTTAGCACCTGGTGGTGTAAACTTGTATTTGGGCATTCCATCGCCCGTGTGTCGTCCTTGAAACGCTACTATACGTCCTGCTATGTCCCTGATAGGAAAGACTATACGGCCTACATAATCAGAGTCAGGATGCTGGAACGCTTCAAACCTTCTGTAAGTTTCTGGACGAATGTTTCTCCAGTTTCCTACATATGGTAAACGATTTTGGGGAAAGGACAAACCAACACTTTCAGAACGTTTTTGTATGATCTTTCTTTTGAACATCTCTCTACGCATCTGTAGTTGGTTGGCCCGCTCTCCAAAATGGTTGAACAGGTTGCCTTTGTACCCACAAGAAAAGCAATTAAAAATCCCAGTAATTTGATCTATTCGCATACTGGGATTTCTATCAGCGTGTTCAGGGTTCAAACAGCTTACAAGATAATCACTACCTTTTGGTAGGTAGTGAATACCTTTATCTTCGAGTATATTTACTACATTCACCAGCTAGGATTCTCATCTTCTTCTGATGTTGTAGTAACTTGCTCTTCTTCTTCTTCGTCCTCATCAGGTAGGTACTGCTTCTCCCACCCTTTGAACACAGGGGCACCGCGAGGCGGTATTTTCTTTTCTTCTTCTAGTCCCAAAATTTAGTTCCTTCTGACACCATTACTGGTGTGCAATACGCTGATACTTCTGTCTGAGAGCCTCGGTGGCGACGATCATGTAGACCATGCTCGATTCTGTCAGAGAAGTAATTGCATCGGTTTATGTCACGAAAATACATTCCTGCCGTATTCTCAGGTTCTCCATTTACAATCACAACTAACAAAAAACACATCAACACTACTTGCCGATATCCTTGACGTTAGTTTCTGTGATTACTTGGTACGCACCCTTGTTATACGCAGGTGCTATAGTATACCCAGAAGAAGCCTGAACTTTCCAGTCATCCCTAGGTTTGGGTGTATATGGTGTCATGGGATGTGAAGGATATTCGTTCTCGGTATGCAACACAGACTCTTTTCTATGCAACTGCATGAATTGTACCCTCTCCCTGTTTTGTTTTGCAGGAAATGGTTTCTTCTTTCTGCCATTAGGTAAATATCTCATACTTCCTCTCACGATCATAAAACCTCCACTTTTAGAATACATATATTATACTAGAAATAGATACAAATGTCAAGAACTATTTTTAGATGTCGTCTATGTCTTCACCAGTTTTTTGGTCATTGTCCTCTCTTTCTTTCGGAGTAAGTGCTGTATCAGGACCAATCTTAAGGCTTTCCCAGTCTATGGTAGATGTAAAAGAACGCATAGCGGCTGCTCTCATCTTTACACAGTTAAATGATATGCAACCATCTTCCTGCCCCCAAGGTTCCATACTGTAAGCCGCATCAGCAGCATCTAGTATTCCCTTGGCGAATCGAGCTTCACCGCTAGCGTCAGTTTGATATGGCGAGAATACTGGGGTTTCGTACTCTTGTGCCATACTTTTGAGTGCCTTACTAACTTCGATCTGTTCTGTCCAGTCGTACTGTCCTCCACGAGAGGGCATGCTGGAACGCTTGACTTGATTGATGTAGTCAACGATAATCACGCCAACATCCATCTTGCTTTTCACTTTCTTGTCAAGTTCAGAGCGTATCTTAGAAATAGTCAAGCTGGGGTCGTAGATAACATCTAGCTGTTGAGTTGGGAGAAGCTCACAGGTAGTTTTTAGTTTATCATGAAACTGCTCAAAGTTCCGATGCTCTCGGTACTCTGCCAGTCTCTCTTGACTATCAGTATATCTTCCAGCCCACCAACTGGCTACTGCTTCCCACTCTGTAATACTCAGATTCTTTGATCTCAGTCGAGCGAAAGGCACGCCAGTAGAAATAGAACAACACCGCTGAAGTATTGCTCTACTGTCCATTTCAATAGTGAAATAAAGTGCAGACTTACCAGAATTGTATACGTTGTTAGCTATATTAGCACAGGTGATGGATTTCCCTGCCCCGCGTCTTCCGCCAACCAAGATTAGGTCTCGGGGGGAGAACGTAATCTCATGGTCGTGCTCTGTGTTAAGACCCAAGGGCAGGTACTTTCCAAGTTCTTCATCTGGCTCAAACAAGGGAATACGTTGCATACTCTCTTGTGGTTCTTGCAGTTCTACTTTTTCTTCGATATCAAGAACTATTTGATGCAGATGATTTACTGACTCTTCCGCATCCTCGAAGGATATGGAGTTGTCAACGTAATCCTCAAGGGACTGTAGTATCTCTTTCTGAGTATACTCGTTCTTAAGGTATTGTAGAAGCATGAAGGGATCAGCCTCTACTTCGACAGCATCTATCGCAAAGAGAAGCTCTTTGGTAGATGTGTCACGAATCTCGAACTTGAGATCCTCAAAGGTGGGGAGTCGATGAAACTTCTCGCAATGTTTATCTATCTCGGTGAAGAGACGATGGTATGCAGAAGGCAAATAATGCTTGCGAGTGCTAGACCAAGACTCGAAGTCTTGCAGGTCTAAGACTTGCTTTAGATAAGCACTAGCTATATTCAACGATTCCCCCGAAAAGAGTACAACCGCGATGACCCCTCACCACGGCTGTAAATTAACACTATAATTTAGGAAGCAGCTTTTTCTTTTTTTGCGGCTCCGTCATAATCAGATGCGGTAAGACCTCTGCGTGTAAGCATAGTCTTTACGCCTCTGGCAGTTTTGCCGATTTGCTCTGCAATGGCTTCAACTGTCATATCAGACACATCTCCAAGTTCTTCGAGAGGATCGCTCTTCGCAGAACCTTTGGTGTGTTCTTGACGGGGTATAGCGTCAATGTCGCCAGATCGTAGTAAGCTGAGAGCTTTACCACGTACGCTGTTTACGCTACGATCAAGGGCTTCAGCAATCGCTTCAACGAAAGCTCCATCATTGACCATAGAGATGAAAGTAGTTTCCTCGTCGGGAGAGTACGTTCGTACATTTTCTACTTTAGGTGCTGGCTTAACATGATCGGTAAGTTCCATTGAAAGAATCTTACCTTGAATAGACTTAGCACTAAATGCTCCGCCTTCAAAGTTCTCAGCAATCTGAGCATAGGTGTACTCACCGCTATTGTCAGAAACAAAAGCAGAGAGGGTGGCTTCTTGAGACTCAGAGAATGCTCTGTTGCTCTTTGCAGAGGCAAGCTCTACTTCGTAGCCCATCTTTCTCAGTTTGCTAGAAACTGATCTTGTAGTAGTCTCAAGCTGGTCTGCTGCTTCTGCAACAGTACCTTGAGATACTGGGGATTCATCACCAACGAAAGTTGTGAGCTCGTTGGTACGCTCGTCTGTCCACTTAGGCAATGCAGCCATAGTTTTATTCTCCTATCAAATCCATTAGATTTGTTATAATTGTTATGCCCCTTTCTTGGGCTTGTTTTGTTTTTGCAGATTCTATACCTGACTCGTTTATTAGAATTATTACATCCTTTGTTAGCGAGCTTTTCACCTGATATCCTGCGTAGGATAAGGCTTTAGTTGCCTCTGCTTTTGTTTTAAAGCTCGAAAGTTTACCACTAATACATACTGCTCCTTTCGTTTCATTTGATACTCTAGGGCTTTCAAACTCCCAATTGAATGGGAGATTTTGCAGTTCTGCATACTCTTCCGAGTTGTACCAGTTAAGTAAGTTCTCTGTTGCTTTCGGCCCAAGACCTGCGACTGTACATTTGTCCTCGTCAAGATCAAGAAGATTCTTTAGCTTGGTGGACAGTTTGGTTGCTGCTGTCTTTCCGATCAACGGAATACTAAATGCTGGAAGTAAGGTATTCAAAGTAGCTCGTCTTGAATGTTTTATTTCCTGCAGTAGTTTTACTGCTAGTCTTTCAGAGGAGAGAGCATCTCTAATCTCTAGGTAAGTCATATCGTAGATAGACTGAAAAGAGCCTAGGCCTAGCTTCTCAATGCTCTTGGGGCCAAGCCCCTTAATCTTTAGCGACTTTGCAAAATGCTCTATCCGTTTCTGGACTTGTGCAGAGCATAGTGTGTCCATGCAATATAGCATATCGTTTTTCCACTCAAGTGGACTACCACAAGAGGGACAAACTTCAGGTGCTACTATCGCTTGCATAAAGATTCCTCTGAAATTGAAAATATATTATACGAAAATTTAGGTTCCATGTCAAGATTTATTTTTAGTCAACTCGTCGGACAATACGCGGGATGATTTCTCCACTTCGTATGACCTCGACCTGACATCCGATTTCAAGTCCTAACTGCTCGATGTGAGCCATGTTGTGTAGGGTAGCTCTCTGTACGACAGCATCCCCGATCATCACAGGCTCTAGAATTGCTACTGGTGTAACGACTCCAGACTTGCCTGTTTGCCACTCAACATCTATCAGCTTGGTTATCTCGCCTTCTTTCTGTTCTTTGAAAGCAAGAGAACCCCTTGGATGGTGTGCTGTAAACCCTTCTTCATTCCATTCGTCTAAGTTGTCAATACGGAAAACTTTACCATCTTGCGGATACAAAGAAGCATCTACAGATAGTACAGTTGATATATCGAATCCACCGCTAATCACACTGAGAATTCCTGCCCATGAGTCTGTGAAGCTATGTGGCCTCATGTCATAAGCGATAAAACGTAGTTCGTTAGTTCTAGTTTTGAACTCCTCTATGTCTTTTAGGTTTAACGACCCCGCTGCGTAGTTTCTCGCATTGGGTATGGATATGGGGGCAACAACCTCTCCATCAATCTGTACTTCTTTGGTTAAGAAGTTTATCTTGGGAGGTACAAGGTATCGCATTTTATTAAGAATGTCAAGACCTATTTTTCCATTTCCTCGTGTTAGTGCGGAAAACAACTCTCCATTTTTATATACAATAGAGACAGCAGCTCCGTCTAGTTTTGGGGAACAAGTCACTACTTGTCCTTCATGTTTTACACGAAGCCAAGTTTCCAACTCGTCCTCACTAAATGTCTTCTTTAGCGAATACATTTGATACAAGTGCTTAATACCAGACTCAGGTGTGTACCCGATCTCCTCTAAACCTGTATACAAAGCATCCCACTCGGGATCAGTCAAAGGACTGTTACCACCCTCGTAGTATTGTTTTGCTATGGATTTTGGATTGGTATTCTCACTCATATAAATATATTATACTAGAAAAGGGAACAAAAGTCAAGAATTATTTTTAGCAATCGGGGTCAAAGTCATGCCACTCCTGTGCTTCATCGGGTTGTCCATCGTTGTCGTGTTTGTACACATCATCTATAAGGTCTTGGAAGTTCTCCTCTATAATGTCCCGTGACTCTGCAAGGGAAAGAATCTCTGTCAATGCACGAAATAGTTCTCGGGAGTTACTGAAGTTTATTGGCATAGCTATTCCTTCGGGAGTAGGCTTCCATTCTTCTTCAAAATCCATGTAATACTTCCGTATATGTAGGTACTCTACTTCCTTGAAGGTATTTACGGAGACTCGCACTTGTACTTGCTTCTCCTCGTCATAGTGGATTACGTGTTCGTAAACTGGGCTAGGCTCATGTATTTGTATCATACGTCATTCTTCAACACAGATGCAAGAGGTACTACACTCGTTACATTATTGGGTTTCAATAAGCGATAAGAGTCCGTATCCCAGCAAAATAGTAGCAGGGTCTGATCGGACTCTTTCGCTCGATTTTTCTTGTCTCGAATGTACTTGGTGCTAAAATCTAACGTACATACGTTATACTTTAGTTTCTTTGAGTTTTCACTACGATAAGTGATGATAGCATCGCCATACTCGTCAACAAGTTTGGCTAGTTCTTCCTTCTTCACAATGTTCCTTAGGTTAGGTTGGTAAAATCTTTTACTGTCCTAGACACTTGG